CCGGCGACGAGTGATCGTACCCGCACGCGAATCACGTTCACTAGCATCCATAGGTTTCAATGCCACGAATCGCCCCCACGCTCGCCAACCGCGTCAAGTCCGCCGCGATCGGGCTGGCGTCGGCGGCGCGCGGGATTTGGTCCGGATGGGGCGGGACGGGCGTCGGCTCGCGCGTCCGGTTTCTCCTCGCGGGCACGGCCTTCGACGCCGAACGCGCGGCGGGCGACCTCTGGTCCAACAGTACCGCTGCGATCTGCCTGCGATGGGTCGGCGACAACGCGAGCAAGCCCCGTCTCCGGGTCAACCGGATCGACCGCCGCGGCAACTATCAGCCCGTCGACCGCCATCCGATGACGGACCTCTGGGCCAGGCCCAACAAGCACTACACCGGGCGGACGCTGACCAAGGCCGTCGCCCTCTCGCTCAAGGTCGACGGCAACGCATACGTCGTCAAGGTCCGCGACGGCGTCAAGCGGGTCGTCGAGCTTTGGTGGCTGCCGCACTGGTGCGTCGCCCCGATTTGGCCCTCCGACGGGTCGGAGTTCGTCGCCGGTTACGAGATCCAGGTCGACGGCCGAACGATGCGGGTCCCGGCTTCCGAGATCATTCACTTCCGCGACGGGATCGACCCGCGAAACGATCGGCTCGGGCTCTCCGCCCTCAAGAGCCAGGCCCGCGAGGTCTGCACGGACAACGACGCGGCGAACTACTCGGCCGCCCTGCTCCGCAACAGCGGCGTTCCCTCGCTGGCGATCCTCCCGGGGCCGAACACCGACGTCGACCGGACGGCGGCGCAAGCCATCGTCGAGCGGTTCAAGGACAAGACCGGGGGCGACAACCGGGGCGAACCCGTCGTCCTCGCCCGCGACGCCAAGATCGTCGAGATCGGATATTCGCCCGAGAAGCTCCGACTCGACCGCCTGCCACGCATGGCGCAGGCGAAGATATGTGCGGCGATCGGGACCAACGCCAGCACGGTCGGACTGCCCGACGAACAGAAGACGTACGCGAACTACGAAACGGCCCTCCGGGCGAGTTGGGAGAACGGCCTCGTCCCGCTGGTCGACAACCTCGCGGACACGCTTCGCTGGCAACTGCTCAACGAGTTCGACGACCCGAACAGATTCACGCTCGACTATGATTTCAGCCAGGTCGAAGCCCTCCGGGAAAGCCAGGACGCCAAGTCCGCGCGGCTCCGGGGCGAGTGGAAGGACGGCGTGATCACGCGAAACGAGGCCCGCGAGGCGTTGGGGTACGAGCCCGACCCGGCCGGGGACCTGTACCACGACGGCAGCGGGTTCGCGGAAGAGCCGCCGCCCGAGCCCGATCCCGTCGAAGTCGATCCCGCGATGGCCGTCCCGTGAAGCTCAAAGCCAAACGCAAGCCCTCGCACGCCGAGGCCAACACCTTCGGCCTCCCCCAAGGCGAGCCGATCCGCCGCGAACTGCGGGTCGTGTTCGAAGCCCAGCGGCGGGAGGTCCTCGCGTTTCTCGACCCGGCGCTCGGCAAGTCCGGGCGGCGGATGCGTCGCAAGGACCAACGGATCGGCGGCAACCTCCCCGACGGCTGGCCCGAGTTCCGGCTCGGGAATCTCGCCATGTCGGAGCGGATGACGCCGCTGCTCTCGGCCTACTGGGATAAGGCGGGCCGGGCCTGGCGCGCGTCGCACGATCTCGACCCCGACGCCTGGCAAGTCGTCAACCCGCACCTCCGATCGAAGATCGAACAAGCGGCGTTGGTCTTCTGCGAGGCGACGAACAACACGACCTCCTTGGCCCTCGCGGACGCTCTGGGGCTGACCCGGCAAGAGTTGATCGCGGGCCTGTTCACCGCCGGGGAGGCGATCCCCAAGCTCGTCAAGCGGGTCAACAAGGTCTTCGACCTCGCGGCACGCTGGCGGGCCCGCAGCATCGCGACGAGCGAAGCCTCGCGAGCCGTCCACGCAGCCCAAGAGACGGCCGGCACCGAAGCCGGAATCGTCGCCGGGTGGGAATGGCTCGCGTCCTCCGACGCCTGCCCCTTGTGCCTTCGGATCGAAGCCGATTGCAAGTTCGTCCGGGCGGGAGAAGCGTTCGCGGTCGTCGGAACCCATCCGACGTATTCGCAAGTGCGATTCCCACCGGGGCATCCAGGGTGTCAGTGTTCGATGGTCGAAGTGCTCAAACCCGAGTACGGCGGCCCGGCCGAAGTGGCGTGGGGCTCGACGTTGATCCAACCGAGGGGGCTGCCGTGACGCCGAAGGTTCCGCCGCCGGGAATCCATCTTCGGCTGGTCTGCAAGTCCGTCGAGGCGGCCAAGTTCGACCTGTTTCGCGTCGGGTTCGCCGGATCGCTCGACTCCGCCGAGGCGTTGATCGTCATGGTCGACGACGCCAAGCCCGAAGCCCTTCCCCGCGTCGGCCGCTGGCACGACCTCGCAATCACTCCCGTCGAGGACTGATCCACCGATGGACCTGCACTACAAATCGCTCCCCTTCGCGGTCAAGGCGATGGGCGACGACGGCCCCGGCACGTTCGAACTCTACGCCGCCGTCTTCGGGAACGTCGACCACCACCGGGACATCATCCTCCCCGGGGCGTTCAAAAATCTTGACGAGTTCGTCCGCGACGGCTGGGGCGCGGTCAACCACAACAACTGGTCGGACGATCTCGGCGTCGCCACGATCGACGAGGCGACCCAGGACGCCATCGGGCTTCGCGTCAAGGGGACGTTTCACTCGACCCCCGACTCGCAAGCCATCCGGACCAAGATCCGCGAGCGGATGGACCGGGGGAAATCGGTCAAATGCTCGTTCGGCTACTCGATTCTCGACTCGGCCGACGAGGTCCGCGACGGCGAGAGGATCACGCTCCTCAAGGGGCTCGACGTTTTCGAGTTCTCCTTCGTCACCATGCCCGCCAACCCCCGGGCGGGAGTGACAGACGTGAAGGGCCTGCCCCGGCTCTCCGACGTGACCCGCGCGGTGATGGAGATCAAGGCGGGCCGGAAGATTTCCGCCGCCAGCATGGCCCGGCTCAAGTCGATTTGCGACGCGCTCCACACAAGCGCCGGAAGCCTGAAAGCGTTCATGGACGAGCATGCGTCCGCTCCGACCGGCGCGGACGCCGAATCCGAATCCGAATCCGAGGACGAACCCGCCCCGGACCCCGCCAAATCCGGCCGACTCTCGGCCCTCAAGCGTCGTCTCACCCTTCTGGACCTTGACCCCGCGAGGCATCGCGAACGATGAACGAAAAGGTACGCTCGCTGCAGCGCGAGTGGAGCGAGAAGCATCTGGAGGCGTCGGCGCTGCTGTCGAAGGCCGAAGTCCCGCAGGCGGACGAAGAAAAGGCCGCCGCCTTCATGGCCCGCATCGAGGCCATCAAGGGAGAGATCGACCGCGAGTTCAAGCTCGTCGAGCGGCGTGCCGCGCTCGACGGCATGAAGCGGTCGCCGGAGGACGGCGAATCCGACGTCCGCAACTTCATGCACTCCGGCCAGACCAAGCAGTCGCGCGTCGGCGTGCTCGGGATGACCAAGGCCGGCGCGATCACGATCGACAGCTTCGGCACGGCGATCGACGATTTCCAGGGCGGCGGGGCGTTCAGCGCGAAGAGGTGGGACGCCATGTGCGATCCCGTCTATTCGAAGGCGTTCGTCGCGTTCATCCGATCGAAGGGCAACTTCACGACCCAGGGTCTCGGCGACCCGGCCTACTTCAAGGCTCTACAGGAGGGCCTCGACGATCAGGGCGGCGTCTTCGTCCCGCCCGAAATGCTCCAACGAGTGATCGGCCGCGAGCCGACGCCGACGCGCGTGGCGGGCAAGGTGACGACCATCACCACCAGTCGCGACCGCGTCACGATGCCGCGGACTCAGTACTCGACCGACGACCTCTACGCCACCGCCTTCCGCGCGACCTGGACGGGGGAAATTCCGTCCTCCAGCACGGCGGCGGACGTGACGGACACCGACCTGTTCGGCAACGTCGCCATCGACGTATTTACCGCGATGCTCTCCGGCAGCATCACGAACGACATGGCGGAGGACTCCTTTTTCCCGATCCAAGGGTGGATGGAGACCCAGTTCCGCAACACCGACGCGCTCTTGCGCGACAACATGGTGCTGAACGGCACGGGGATCTTCCAGCCGTCCGGCATCCTGAAAAACCCCGACGGCACGGGCGAGCCCTCCGTCATCCAATCCGGGACCGCGAACGACATTTCGGCCGACGCCATCGTCGACCTGCCGTACCGCGTGCCCGAGCAGTACATGGACAACTGCGAGTGGGTCTTCAACCGCACGTCCACCGAGCGGGCGATCGCCAAGCTCAAGGACGCGGAGAACCGCTACCTGTTCAGCGACGGGACCGTGAACCAGGGCGTGGCCAACTCCCGGCCGACCAACCTCGTCGGCTTCCCGATCTGCCGCAGCGGCTTCATGCCGAACATCGGCGACGGGGCCTACCCGATCGTCTTCGGCGACCTGCGCGGCGTCTATCTGGCGAATCGTCTCGGGATCACGATCCAGATCCTTCGCGAGACCAAGGCCAAGCTCAATCAGTTCGAGGTCGTCGCCCGGACCCGCTTCGGCTGTAAGGTCGTCGAGCCCTGGAAGATCAAGATCCTCAAGTCCGACAACGCCTGATCCCGGCGGTCGGTTCGGTCGAAGCTACGCATCGGGGCCGCGCGTCGGGCGCGGCCCCGTCGTCCATCCATCTCCGCTCATCCCGTGGGATCAACCCATGCACAACTTGTCCAGATTCTCGCAACCGTGCCGGTCGATGAACGCCGTCGCGGCGGGCACGTCGGACACTCAGACCGGAACCGCCATCGACACCCTTGGGTGGGACGGCATCCTGTTCATCTTCTTGTTCGGCACGATCACGAGCACGGCCGTCACCACGATCAAGGCACAACAAGGAACCGCCTCCAACGGCTCCGACGCGGCCGACCTTGAAGGCACCGCGCAGTCGATCGCCGATACCGACGACAACAAAATCGCGTGCATCGACATCTTCAAGCCGCGAGAGCGCTACGTCCGCCCGGCCGTCACGCGGGCCACGGCCAACGCCGTGATCGACGGCGTGATCGCGATCCTCTACCGGGGCGATTTCAACCCCGCCGCCGCCCACAGCACGGCCGTCCGCGTGGCCGAAGCGTTCAACAGCCCGCCCGAAGGCACGGCGTAAGAGCCGGTCCTCCGCGTCCCATCCCATCAACCCATCGAGGAAGAACCATGCCCAAACCGATCGGCGTCATCCTCGCGGCCGTCGCGGCCACGGTCCAGACCCACGGCGAAGACCTCCGCGCGGTCGAACTCGCGTACCAGGAAGCCGAGCGGGCCGACCTCAAGGCGGCCCACAGCGAACGCGACGCCGCCATCGCCGAAGCCGAAGCCGTCGCGGTCCTGACCGGCCGCACGGTGTACGACCCGGCCGCCAACAAGGTCTACCGCGTGGTCAACGGCAAGATCGACGCCGTCACCCCGGACTCCCCGGAGGTGGAGGTCGTGGTCCCTCCCGTCGACATCGACGGCGACGGCGAACCCGACAACGCGCCCGACGCCGGAAGCGGCGGCCTCGCGCTGGTTGAGTGAACCGAGATGACGCTCCGCTCCGCGATGCTGCTTCTCGCCGCGGCGATCCTTGCCGGTTTGGCCTGGGTCGTCGCGGCGTTTCCGAGGATGGGCTGATGCGGCTGCTCCCCGCCGCCTTCCTCGCGGCCAAGGTCGTCGCCGGGTCGCTCTGGGCGGCGCTGGCCATGATGGGCGCCGTCGAGGCCGTCCGCGTTCTCGCGTCCGACCCCCGGGCGATTCCCGCCGCCCTCTCCTGCGCCGCCGTCGCCCTGCACGCCGCACGTCGTATTCGAGATCGCGATCATGTCGACCACGACCACTGTTGAGACGCCCATGACGCCCGACTCGCCCGTAGCCTATCACCCCCTGCTCGCGCCGATCGCGTGGATCGGCGGCGGACTCTTCGGGGGAGTCGTGATGGACGCCTCCGGGATGCCTTGGGGCGCGATCGTGGGCGGGCTCGCCGGGATCGCCGCCGCCTACATCGGGGCCGACGGTCGCCGCAAGAGCGAGAAGATCGCCGAACTCAAGGACCGCGTCGAGCATTTGGAACGCCAGCACGATCGCGAGCACGAGCACGAGCACAAAGAGACACACCCATGCGAGTCGAAGGCATCCGAAACAAGATGATCGCCCCCCCCTACGTCCGGCCCGTCGTCGCGACGGCTCCGGTCGATCCCAAGGCCAAGACGAAGACCAACCCGCCCCCGCCCGAGAAGCTCAAGGACAAGCGTGGCTGACCTCATCACGACCGCCGACGTCCAGGCCGTGCCCGAACTGGCGACCCTGATCGGCCGCGCGGACCTCGCGTCGATGATTTCGGCCGCCTCGGAACTCGTCGAAGCTCACGTCGGCCGCCCGCTCTCTCAGGCGACCCTCACGGACGAGCTTTACGACGGCACGGGGACGCCGCGGCTCTGGCTCTTGCGGACCCCGGTCGCGAGCGTCACGACGGTCAAGATCGACGGCGTGGCCCTCGACAACACGGACAACGAAGCCTGGACGATTCAAAAGCCGACCGGCCGCCTCACACTGGGGCCCGGCGACGAGGACCCCGCGTTCGGCCCGCGCTGGCCCAAGGGCACCTTGAACATTGCCGTGACGTACGTCGGCGGCCCGAGCGCGACGCCCGAACGGGCCAAGCGGGCGTGCCTGGCTCTGCTCAAATACGCCGTGGACGCGGTGCGTCGAAGCGGCTCGTACAAGTCGGAAGAGATCGGCGACTACTCGTACACCCTCGCGGACATCGGCCCGGGCGGATTGCCTCCGTCGGTCGAGGTCTGGCTCAAGGGGCTGCGGACGGACGTGGTGCTCTGATGGCACTTCAAGACTTTCTTGACCACCGATGCGACGTGCTGCTCCAGGCGTCCCTCGTGGACGAAACCGGCGGCGTCGTACGCGACCCGCGCGCGGCGATCCGGTCGAACGTGCCGTGCCTCGTCCGGCCGACGGGGGGCCGATCCGACCGACGACAAGACCGCGCGGCGCAGACCGCCACGCATCGCGTCTACGTCGCGGAGCGGCTGGGCCTGGATCGACGCCACGCGATCCTGTGGGGCGAGCGGGTCCTGATGGTCCAATCCGAGGTCGACGCCAACGGCATGGGCGAAGTGATCGCGTACGACTGCGAAGAGGTCGTGACCTGATGCCTCCCCCTCGATACGAAAGCAACCGCGACGCGGCCTGGGATTACGTCCGGGGCGACGCGGTCAAGTTCCTGGCGGCCGCGGCGTCCGTCGTCACGACCAAGGCCAAGCGCCTGCTCTCCGTCGCGGGCACGGGACGCGTTCGGGGCAAGAAGGCCGGGCCCGTGGTCCACGCCCCCAAGGGGGAGCCGCCGTACAAGCAGACCGGGCGGCTTCGGGCCAGCATGACGTACGAGGTCGATCCCGAGACGCTGGTCGCGAGGATCGGCACCAACGTCGAGTACGCCCGGCGGCTGGAGCTGCTGGATCACCCGTTCCTCCGTCGCGCTCTCGACGAGACGCGGCCGGAGGTCGACGCGATCGTCGCCAGGTTGGGCGGCGGGGACTGAGTTCGGCGGAATCGACAAGGTCATTCGGGAGAAACGAAAGCATGAGCGTTATCCAAGTCGACTCCAACGACACGTCGCGGACCTGGATTTTTAAGGGCGACTCCGCCAAGGCCGTTGTCGAAGCCCACGACGCGATGCTTGCCACGCTCGAAAGCGTCAACGCCAGGGCGCAGGACGCCGTGAAGCCGATCAACGACGAGCATCACGAGGCCGAGACCGCCATGATCAAGCGGCACGAGGCCGAGATCGCCGCGCTTCGGGCGGAGACGACCGCGAAGGCAAAGCAGGCCGTGGTCCCCTTCGAAGCCGAGGGCGGGAAGGCGAGCGCCGACTTTCACGAGGTCATCCATAATCTCGCCCCGGAAATGTGCCGCGATCACCTACCGATGATCAACCTCAATCAGTACCCGTTCTCGGGCGTCGTCACGATCTTGGAGCGCTGCTGAGATGGCCGCCCTATCCACCGTCCGCGCCGGAGATTGGGCGAACACGACGGGCGGGGTCACGCCCTGGACGGCGCTCACCGGCGCGGGAGCGGGCGGAGTCCCCGGCAACGGCGACACGATCACATTCTCGCATGCGGTGACGTGGGCGCCCGCCGCCGGGGCGTCGGTCACGATCGGCACGGGAACCGGCGTGGCCGCGACGTTCAACGTCTCGGGATCGCTCACGATCACCGGGGCCGGTTCCTTCACCTGGACGTGGGCTGGCTCGACTGCGGGATCGGCGTCGAACGGCCGAGTCACGGGCCGGGAATTCGTCGTGAACGCGACGAACGGAGCGGTCACGATCAACCTCGACGCGACGGGCGCGGGCTCGGGATTCACGATGTTGGTCGGCAACACATACGACAATGGGTCGTCGCCGTACAACGACGGAGGATGGGCGCTCAACGGCAACGCGACGTACGGGATCACGGTCGCCTCGCTGCCGAGCGACGGATCGAAGAACAGCAACTTCTCCGGCGGGACCAACGGCGGACGGAATCACATCGACGCATCCTACGTCACGTTCCGTCGGATCGGGACGGCGAGCGTCAACGCGTTCGCCCCCCACATGGACGTCCGCAACAAGACGCACACATGGAGTCACGTCACGCTCGAATCCTGCGGAGAGATCGCCATCTCAGGGGATTCGAACTGGACGGCGAACCTCAACTACTCCAACGTGACGTCGTCCTCCACCCTGACGGACGGTTCGTCCAAGTTCCCGATCAACATCACGTTCGGAGCGGGCACCGGAACGCGGACGTTCACCGAATGTTCGTGGGACAAGACGATCAAGATCATTGCCCCGCGTGGGCTGGTGTTCAACGATACCTACTTCCATAACGGCTGGTCGGGCACGGCGGGAACGTCGGTCGGCGGGACGTGGAACCGGATCTTTGCTCGGCAGACGTTCGATTCCCTCATCACGTCGTTCAGCATCACGAATTCCTTCCGATACTGGGACAACACGTCCGGGTCGAATCCGCACTGGGACGGCCTCAACGGATCGGCGACCGGGTCCGTCACATATAATCATACTGGAAACGCCTACTACTACAACGGCAACGACGCGGCCGGGAACGTCATCACGACGGCATCATCGAATACGACGATGAGCGTCGTCGCGAGCAACAATCTCGTCCTCCCCAACGGGGCCGGGTTGTCGTCGGGCACGTTCCTCACGTCGAACGGTTCGGTCGGCAACGGCTTCGCCATCACGGCGAATCACAACACGATCTTCTGCAAGGGAACGCACGCATTCGAGATTGGCCACCTTCAACCCGGGGCCGACACGACCAACCGCTATGCGGCGATCAAGTCGAATCTGTTCATCGGCGGAACGACCGGGCTCAAGTGCCGCGACGTCGACCCGGTGTTGCTTCTCGACCTCATGACTCCCGGCAACACGAACTACAACGGCTCCTATCAGATCCTCACGACGACCGGCACGGGCGGATTTACGAACGAGGGCAAGGGCTACGCCGCGAAGTGGTCGGCCACCCCGGGCGCGAACGACGTGGACGGGACCGACCCCGCTTTCGTGAATGGCTCGGCATCCCTCGCATCGTGGGATCTCTCGCTGGGCGGAGCCGGGACCGACACCGCCGCCGCCGCCCGCATCCAGGCCAGCCCGGCGCTCACGGCCGACCTGATGGCCTACTTGGCCGCCGCCTACCGCTTCACCGCCGCCGCCTTCCACGGCACGGCGCACGACGGCGGAGACATCGGGGCGTTCGCCTATCTCTCGACGTCCACGACCTCCGACGGCCCCTTCCTCGCGGGCGGAATCGCCATCACCTCCGGCGACATCTTCATCGTTTGATTCGATAGGAGCGATCATGGCCCTTTCCGGCGGCAACCGATACCCGCTCCTGATCACGGCGGGGAGCACGTCGGCTCAGAAGATCATCGCGGACCAGCCTACCCTCAAGGCGCTGGTCGTCCAGAACCTGGACGCGTCCATCACGCTCTACTTCGGCCGGGACAACACGGTCACGTCGTCGAGCTACCTGTTCTCCCTCGCGGCCGGGAAGACGCTGACCGACAAGGCCCGCGCCGAACTCTGGGTCGTCGCCGGATCGGGAACGCCCGCGATCGGCGGGTTCTGGGAGGACTGATGGCCGACGTTCTGGACGGGATCGAAGCCTACTGGACGGCCCGGCCCGAACTCGTCGCCGCCCTGGGGACGCTGTACGACGCCGAGGCGCCCGAGGGGACGCGGCTCCCCTACGCCGTCCACCTGCTCGTCTCCGAAGTCCCCCAACACACGACGGGGGACGTCGAAGTCGTCGTCACCAGCGTCTCCGTCGTCGTCCGGGCGTCCACCGCCAAGGCCGCGCGGACCCTTGCCCGGCTCGTCCGGGCCGCATTCGGCAAGGACGCCCCGATCCAGGCCGACGGACGCCCCGTCCTCCACTGTCTTCGAACCGACGGCCAGATGGTCAAGGACGACGGCAAGGGGCCTTTGGGTCGCGACGTTTGGGCCGTCACGACCGACTTCGAAATCCTGCACGCCGGACCACCCCTTAGATAAGCGGAGCATTGGCATGAGCATCAGCGGCACCGTCAGCGCGTCGATCGTGATCGACGACACCCGGACCAACGTCGGCCTCCCCGCCAGTTCGACCCGGCTCGGCATCAGCCGCCAGCCGTCGATCACCTTTTCGGACGGCGTCGGCGCGGCGATGTTCGACAAGCTCTACGCGGCCTCCCGGACCCTTTCCGGATCGTCCGAAGACCTCGACCTCTCGGGCGTGCTGGCCGACCTCTACGGCGGGACGATCACGGCCGCCCGGGCGAAATGTCTTTACGTGAAGAATCTGTCGACCACGAACAACATCGTGATCGGGGGCGACGGAACGAACCCGTGGGCGACCCTGCTCAACTCGACCGGCACGCTCACGCTTCCGCCCCTCGCGTGGGTCGTCGTCGCCACCCCGGACGCGACGGGATGGGCCATCACGGCGGGAACCGGCGACATTCTCCAGGTCGCTGGCACCAGCGGCCAGAGCTACGAAATCGGCATCGGACTCGCGTCGACCTGATCCGGCCGCCCATCCATCCCACCCATCGTCATCGACGGGAGACATTCTCATGAGCTACGCCATCAGCGGCGTCAACAGCAAGGTCTTGACCGGCACGACCGACATGGACGTGATCGGCGGCACGTTCGACGTCGAGACGGGAGAGATCGACGCCACCACCACGGCGGACGCGGGGTGGGAGGATTCCATCGACGGGCCCAAGAAGGTCTCGGGCTCGTTCGATTTCTTCTGGAATCCCAGCAAGTCGCCGTTCTCGTCGGTTCAGAAGCTACAGCCGGGGGCGTCCACGACGGTCTTCCCGACGCTCAAGCTCTACATCGACGCCGACAACTTCGCCACCGGGACGGCCCGGATCACGAAACTGTCGAAGAAAAGCACGACGAAGGAAGGCGTGATCTTCACCGCCACCTTCGTTTCCAAGCAGACCTGGACTCTCCCGAGCTAACCGACCCGGAGCGGAGCGGGATCGGCCCGCCCGCTCCATTCCTCATATTCAACGGATTCGCCTTTATGGATCTCGACCGCTGGATCGTCCAGCCCGTGCCGCTCGAAGTCGACGGCGTCCCGTTCCGCGTCGCAGAGATCACCCTGGAGGCCCAAGCGCGGCTCCAGGCGTGGCTCCGGCAGCACGTGCCGCATCCCGTGGCGGCCGTCAAGGATCATCTCAAGGGGCTCTCCCCGGAGGACCGGGCGACCGTCCTCGAAACCGCCAGTCGCGAGGCCCGTTACTGGCCCCCCAAGATCGGCACCGCCGAGGCGGCCCGGGCGATGCTGACCGACGCGAGGGGGCAGGCGGCCGTCTTCCTCGAAGGGCTTCGGGCGGCCGATCCGACCGCGACCCCCGCGCAGGCGGAATGGCTCGCCAAGCGGCTCAACCGCACCCGCAACACCAAGCTCTCTCGGCACGTGCTGGCGATCATCTTCGGGACCGACGTGGACGTGGTCGACGAAGGGGACGAGGGGGAGCCGGACGGCCCAAAAGCCGACGGGGCGGCGGACGCGAGCGCGAGCCCAAGCCCGTCCACTTCGACCTGATCTTCCGGGGGCTCGCCAAGCGCTGCCGGATCGCCCCCCTCGACGCCGCCAGGCTCACGTTCTCCCAAGCCGTCGAACTCCTTTCCGACGCCGATCCCGACGACCCCCACTTCGGCAACGTCCCGATCGAATCGGACGAGGACCTCCGCGAAGCGGTCGCCGGATTCGACTTTGACATCGACGGGTGACGCATCATGGGATTCAGCCTATCCAAGCTCTGGGTCGAGATCGCCGCCAAGCGCGACGGGTTCGACCGAGCGATCGACGACGTCGACGCCCGCATGGAGCGGACGGCCGCGAGCGCCCGCAAGCTCGGGGAGGAAACCCAGTCCGCGCTCTCGGCCTCCGCTTCCGGCGGCGGCTCCGGGGGCGCGGTCGCCGCGGCGTCTCCTTTCGAGGGGATGGCGGGGCAGATTCAGGGGGCGTTCTCGCGGGCGCTCGCTCCCCTGGAGGGGTTCGCCGCCCGGTTCGAACAGAACTTCGAACGGGTCGGCGGAACGATCGTCACGCTCGCCCGACGCATCGACGGGTACATGAAGTTTCCGGCCTTCGAGCGGTTCATCGAGACCGTTCGGGACCGCGCTCCCAACGCCTT